CAATCAGGATTTTCTGTTTCAGATAGATCACAAACCTTTGGTCTTGTTTCTGAACCATCTTCTTGGACAATCTTTTTACATGGATTTGCTATTCGAGCTTCAGATACCACGTACCATTTAGGTGCTGTTAGTTCTACAGGTCTTGGTAAATCAGGTTGCATAATATCAATCTGTACTGGTTTAGATATAGTCTCTATCTTCTTAGGACCTAATAATCCTAAGGTACTACATCCTGTAAATAAAAATATACTACTGATTAAGAGTACTAAGTTTTTCTGTATCATCTTCAAGTCCCTCCATCACTGCTTCACTTGCTTTATTAAATCTATTTTCCATTAATCCAGGTTTTTTTAGAGCAAGTAAGTCTAAATTGTGCCTTGAGAATATTGCAAGATACTCTGCTTTTTCTTGTTCGATCTGAGCATTTTGTCTACTCATATTCATTAAAGCTTTACCTTGTTTCTCGTATTGTTCTTTCATAATCTCCATAGCTTGTTTCTGTTCTTCGACAGCAGCTTCGAGTTTAATCTGATTTTCTTTTAATGTTTGGTTTGTACCATATAACCACCAGGTACTTAATCCGAGTACTAATATGATCGCTATAAAAAATTGTTGCATTATTCCACCTCTATCTTATAATTCAATCCACTGTTTGCTTTAATATGCACAGGTCTTTTATCTTCAGTAATAAATTTAAGTTCTTTAAATGTTTGTTTTTGAATTGATCTTACGCCAGTATAGATCTTATCATCGGCGTTTCCCCACTGACTATCGTAAGATACCTGAATGGTATATGTCGTGGTAAAAAGGGATTTGATCCAGTTAAGTAATCTTTTTAGATGCTTCACGTGCGTTTCTCCTAGCAAGGATACGTTCTACAAACTTTTTACCCTCTTTAGTTCTACCATCATATATCTTGGCTTTCTTTTTTCTTCTAAGTAATGCTTGTTTCCCCATTGCATCTGCAGGTAATGATACTCCACCACCAGCTACAGAATTTGCAGCAGCGTCTTCCCACATTGCTTCGTATTCCTTAAATGTTCTTCTCATCTGCTTATGTCTCTATTACTTATGTATATGTCCTGATTCGTTTTTGAATGTTTGACTCTATATATATTTATATTTGAAATGCTCCCGACTGGAGATTTAAAATCATCTACATTGATTCGTTCATTGCGTTTTGCTATGAGTTCGCCAGTTATTGGAGATGCTATATCTTCTGTAAGTATATAGTTGCCTGGCATAAGTCTTGCTTCTTCATCTTGATACCAATAGTTTTCATTAATCTCTTTTGTAAATGTAGTATCTAATGCTTTTTCTAATGTCTTTATTAATTTTTTTTCTGACATTCCAGTATGTTCTTTAATAAGAAAAAGAGCTGCACCATAACGAGCAATAACGGATTTACCGCCTGGAGCTTTTGCCATAATTCTTTTTAAATTAAATACAAGTCTATGAAAAACTGTATATGCTGATTTTTCTTCAGGTGTAGAACGTTCAGCACCTTTTTTGAGAACAACTCCATCTTTATCTATAATACCAAGTTCAAAAGCTTTTGTCTTTTCAAACGGAGTGACAAGCAGCTTTAGAAATCTAAAGGCATAAAATAAATCTCCTGTTCTTGATATAATTCCCATTAAAGTTCTCTTAATATCTCTACTATGTTTGGATCCATTACGACCTCAACCTTTTCATCCTCAGGTAAGTAGTGAAGATATACTAAAAATGGTTTGATATAAGGATAATGATTTTCATCTATCTTATACCATATCATTCTATTGCAAGCTTCTATACCAAATACGTTATATAGAACTATAATGTGATTAAGAATAAGTCTCTCTTGTAATTCACCATGTTCTTCGTATCGAGTAAGCAATCTTTTGAGATATTTAAATCTACTGAGATCTTGCTTAAATTCTTCTACATCCGTACATTCCGGATTGTTATAATGTTGTGCCGCAAAAAGTTTAAAATTTTTACTCGTCAACTCATCAAATACTTTCATCATATATTATATATACCACCAAAGGTGGAAGAAGTTAACCCTTTCCAGGATCTCCGTAATTAGCTTCCCAATCACTTCCTGGAAAATTAGCAAATGATTTAAGTTTACCTAATTCTGTGACCAAATCACTGAAATCTATATCACCTTTTACTTTACCACCTGGTAATTTTGGATTCTTTCCTGGGAATCCTGGATATATATCTAATGCAAAATCTAGATTACCTTCACCAACTTTTAATTTTTGTTCTTTAGCAACACTCATAGGTCCAACTAAAACTTCTTCTTCTTTATATTTTAATCCTAGTTTTTTAAAATGTTTTTCTACAATTTTTAAAGCTGTTTTTACATCTTTAATAACTGCTGGTGATCTATTATCATCATGCATTGCTACTTGCTTTAGTTTAAATTGACCAGAGAATCCTGTAAGGTTCATACCTTTAAATGGTGGCCTAGGTAGTTTAAACTTTTCGTTAATTTCTTGCCTTAATTGAGAAAAAGGTTTCATTAGTCAGTTTCCTTATCAGCCTCGTAGTTTGCGTCTACATAATCAAAGAATTCTTTTTTCTTATCGCCTTCTAATTCTGATGGTGATTTAACTCCAAATTTCTTTAAAGCTTTTTGAAAAAATGCTTGATATTTCTTTTGCTTCTCTGATTCTTCTTCTTGAGATTTGTCTTTATCTTCTTCATCTTCGCCATCTATTTCTACTTCGACTTCGACTTTCTCATCTTTTTTAGCTTCTTTCATTACTGTGCCATCTTCTTTTTCGCCAGATTTCTTAACAACATGCTTGTCTTTAAAATCTTTTTCGCCTTTGGCTCTTGGTTCTTCAACCTCGTTTACTTTTGGCTTTTCATGAGTGTAACCTTTAGCTGAAAGAGCTTTATGCTCAGCTTCATCTTTAGCTACTTCCTTCTCACCAGTTTCAGGATGAAACATATCGTGTGGATATTTAACTTCCTCTTTTTTTGTAGCTTTGCCTTCAAGTACGTCTGATACTGTAGCAGCAATGCTTTGTGTTATGTCGTCATTAAATTTCATTTTTATCTCCGTTAATTGCTTAAATGAACTATATACTCCCAAGTAATTGCTGATATTAAACCAACTAATATTACCCAGAAGATTCTATTAATTATATTGACCGTGCTTGCATTGCTATTCACTAATTGCTCAACTCGATCTATTCTATTTATAAGACTTTGTATTTGTTCTGACTGTTGCTTATTAAATTCAGCCAGCGTTGAAATCTTTTCTTCAGCTCTTGCAAGCGCGATAATCGCCTGAGCCATCTGATCTAATTTCTCTTCTATACGATCTAATCTTTGTGATTGAACAGTATACACTTGTTGTAATTCTCTATCCATATTGTTTGATTATCCTACATTTAAGGTTATTATATCCTTTAATTAATCTATGATATTCTCCCTTAGGAATATCAAAAATCATTCCAGGCTCTAACAAATATGGCAAACAATTTTCGTATTGAAAACGCCATCCCTCACCCTCGAGTATTTCAATCTCACGATGTTCATGATCTTTATGCCAAACATATTCTTTGTCGTCTCGATCAACAAAGAATTCTCTTATTTCTCCGCCTATTATCTCCTCAGACGCGAAAGGTAGATCTACCAAAAGTAATCACCTCCTCCTTTAAGACCTAAGTCCTTAGCATACTTAGGTAATCGACATGCCCAATACCCAGCCTTCGTCTTATCATTTTTTGTATCGCAATTATGCCTTGAAGCAAAATTACGAGCTGCATCGCGATCGTTTATTTTTGACGATAAACCTCCTTTCGCATCTCCAAAATTAATCTTTTTAACGTTACCTGTTTTAGGATCTTTTACGTATACAACGTATTTACTTGGACCTGCTGATCTTTTTGGTTTATTTAATTCAGGAGCTTCTATCATTGGTTCTTCTAAAGGTACATGTTTACCTTCATATAAACCAAATGTAGCGCTATACTGTTTAAAATTAACCAAATTCATGGCCAGCAACTCTTTTCATTTGTTTTTTATATTCAGCAAAATCAGGCTTAGATTTATATAACTTAATTGTTACTTCGTCTCTATCCTTACCTTTAATTCTCCAGTTATAGCCTTTTTCTTTGTGCTCAGGATCAGTAGTTTTTACAACTCTTCTTTTAAATCCATCTTCCCAAGGTTCGCTTTTACCTGATCCTTCTGTATTATTGCCATAGTCTTGTGACTTTCTGCGTTTTGCTCGCATATAGGCAATATGATCATCCTTTTCCATTCCTGGGTTTGTTAATAAAAAATCTTTAAAACTTATCATTTTTTTAAATCCGATCTAAAGGCTTTGCCTTTTTGTTGTTTATCTTTAGTTACTTTAAACTTACCAATTCTTGCAACCATGTTTGTTAATTCAGTTTTCCCTTTAGCTAATTCTTTTTCTAAAACCTTTTTTACTTCTTTCCATATAGAATCAAGAATCGCACCATCACTTGCTACTAATGGAGCTTCGTCTAGTTGAGCATGTTCTTTAAAGTTTTTCATTTGCCTTGGTCTACTTTATTTTGTAAAAAGTCTGTGGCAGAATCTAAATAATCTGCAGCCTTTACTAATTTGTTTACCCACCATGATGGATATTCTGCATCTGGTTGTACTTGAGCTAATAATTGCTCTGCATTTCTTTTTAAAGATGTTAATTGATTCTTTACATTAGCAGAATCAACGTGACCATCTTCAGCAATTCGTTTTTTATATGTTTCTGTTAAATTCATAGTTCAACCTTCATTCTTCTGCCTGGTCTTATATTACCAGATTTTCTTTTGATTGTTTCGTCCATATCTATATCAAAGTTAATATGAGTAATATCCCAACCATTACCTTTTTTCTTAGCAGTTAACCATCTACCATTAAGTGAATCCATTGCTACTTGGTTTAAATCTGTTTTAGGAAACTTTTTACTCTTTTGAGATCCTGGAATAAAATATAAACTAGCAAGATCATCATATAACTCATCATCACCAAATGGCATGATTTTTAAATATTTGTCTACATCTTTTTCAGTAGTACCAAAGAATGGCTTAGATACTAGGTCCATTAATTTTTGAAGTTTAGTTTTAGTATCTGGTATATCCCATGTACCTTCTTTAACTGTTCCTTCTTTAACTGATTCTGGTAATGACATCATAAACTTACCAATTTTTTTATTGGAGCCTGATACACTAAGTTCAGTACCAGTTTTAGTTTTTTTACTTACAACTTTTACACCAGCTTTTTGAGCAAGCTTAAGTGCAGTTTGATGGCTATCATCGTCCATATCTACTAATTTAACGGTTTCTTCATTAACTGATTCATTTGCTTGTCTTAAAGCATCTTTGACCATAGGATCATTTGCTAATCCTCTTTTCATTGCTTCAATCTTCTTATGAGCTCCAGTCATATTACCACCCATATCAAGAGCAATTTTAACTGCAGCTGCGACAAGAGATGAAGGGAATTTACTTCTGTATTTTTCTCTTAGTTCTTTAAATTTCATTTTTTATCCTCTTACTTTGGCTGCAAGATCTTTATCGGCCTTACCCCATGTTCCTTTTGATTTTGTTACGAATGAATTGACTCTTGCCAATCCCCATTGAACAGCAGTTGTTCCTGGTCTATGACCTGTTTTCCAAGCTGCTACTCCCCTATTAAAAACTTGTCTTAATATACTTAATGGCATACCTGATTTATCAGCTTTCTTTTTTAAAGCTGCATCTGACTTACCTTCAGTAATTATAAAATCTTCAAATGTTAAATGTTCTGCCCACTCACCATACATTTGTTTAAATTTCTTTGTATGTTGAGATGGTTTTGTTTCAGCTCTTGCGTCTCCAGGAGCTGGTTTGGTTGATTTCTTTTTAAAATGAGCATCTCTTTTTTGTTTAGTTGACTTAGCAAGACCTGTAAAATACTTAGCAGGCTGTGATCCTTTACGATCTCCAATATCTGCATCTTCTTTTTCTTTTACTAATTTTGAAAAAGGTGTATTTTTAAGTAAATATTTTGTATATTCATCAGTACCTATTTCATTATACTCAGCCAATTCTATAGCATCAAGCCAATATCTTTTTTTACCAAGTTCAGATTCTACGATAACATAGTTAGTACCACAAACAATAATCTGTCCAATTGTTGATGATTCTTTTATATTAACAAGATCGCCTTCTTGAAAAAGATTACCTCCAACATATTCTTCTCTTGTTTGTGAAACGACTGGAAGATCAACATGTTGTCTAAAAGTATTTTCTAATTTTAATCCCATACCTTTACGTACAGCATTAAAAAGATCTGTTGGATGAAACCTAGCTGGAACTCCTTTCGCAAATCCAGCTAGATCATTTTGTTGAGCGGACATACGCATTTTTGAAGCAGACATACCAGTTGCACCTTCGGCATCTGGATCTCTATCTCCTGCGCTTACTACATTAATTGCACCTTCGAAATTATAAAAACCATGTTTAGCTTGTTGACCATTATATTTGTTAAGTAGAATATCAAATTCTCTTACTCTGTCTGATCCTGCTACCATAGTAACCTTAGTGAACCCTTGGTCGTAAAGTTTGACTGCAATATCCAGTACTGTACGAACGTCACTATCGGCCATAATATTCCGTGCATGCTTAGGAAACATTTTACGAAGAAATTTAATTTTGTCTTTTGGTTGAAGAGGATTCTTCTTTGCATCTACAGATTTGGATGCGTATATGCGATATGAACCACCACGTGATTGTTTTTTTAATGCATCAAATAATTTTTCATGACCAATCGTTGGCGGATTGAATCGCCCAAAAACGAATGAGATCTCTTTTGTGTTTTCAGTTAAATAATCACTGAATGATTTTATCGACATTTATATCCTCGGTTCCCATTTAGCCTGGATTGTCCCAGCCTTTTATAATATCTTTGCTAAAATTATTAGTTGAAAATTCTAATCTATCAACTAACTTAACAGCTCCACCTTCCATACGATCTATAGCAACAAAACCTTCTGGGTTGGTTACTCTAAATCCGGACGTTGTTTTTACAAACGTACCAATTTTACTTAGTTTGTTTAGTTTATTTATAATAATTAATTTGCTGTCTACAATTAAATTTTGTAAATCAAACACATTTGTTAAATTTTTTAAGTTCTTTTTATCAAAAAACTTTAAAAGTTCATCTCTTTTTTGTATTTGAATATCTTTTCCTTTTTGAGATGATCGTTTATCTATTTGTTTTGCATAACGATCTTTCACAAACATAATTAAACCTGTTGCATGTTTCTTTGTATTCGTAATTCTTTGGCCTTCTCTTACCATACGATTATTATATACATTAATGATTAGGTTTAATTCTTTATTAGATTCTATTTCTTTTAATGTAGAAGCTGATATCTTTTTAAATATCTTACCAGCATCTGAAAGTTTCTTTGATACTAATAAACTATCTTTCTGTGTTAACGTTGCAGTACCACTTAAGTCTTTTAACGTAGCATCTACTTGCCATACATTTGGAGATGATTTAAGCTTTGATGTAATATCTTTACCAAACTCAGCTCTCATTGTTTCAAATGTTCCACCACTATATGATGTATGCCATACTATACCAACTTTTGCTTTTGCTATTTGTTTTGCTAAGGGCGTACCTGCAGGTATAGCATAAAGGATAGTATTAGGATGGAAAGTAATATGTTTAACTCCACCAATTGTCTCCGTTTTTAAATCACTTGAATCAAACATAAAGTCGCCTTGTATTACATCTTTGATGCCAAGGCCTTTTAAGTTATCAAAAGCTAATTTAAGTTTTTTATTAAGATCACCTGATGTATCAGCATCTATATCTGCATGATTCTTATATACTTTAGGATCAGCATTAAAGATGCCTTTTTTTGCTACAAAGAATTGTCCATCTCTTGGATCTTCTCCAGCAAATAAGGCGGGAGCTCCGTCCCACTTGACAGTAACATCTATAGGTGCTTTGGTGTTACCGCTCAACATATCCCTCAGTGATCTTAGCGCTAGGATAGCTTGGCGAGCTCCCTTAACTCCACCGTCTAAAACAAGATCCTCAATATGAGTCATATGAGTATTCTTGCCAGCGGCCTCTGTTAAGTAATTAGTTAATGATATCATTTTGGTGCTTTTGCAAAATGTTTAGGAAGTTTAAAGTATTTAATCCAACTTGAATTAACTCTCCATCCTTCTTTATCTTTTAAAAAACATGCTGAATTTGAAGCCTTTCCATATCCTCTAATAAAAAGCGCTGCTTTTACACCATGACTTTCAATTGGTTTTGTTTTATCTAATAATGCCGTTATTGTATCTGTAGGATCTCCCTTGAGCCAACAATTTGCTGTAGCTTCGTTATTTTTTCCAAACTTATTTGCTCCACTAAAAGCTTCAAGCGATTCTTTTTTATCTAATATAATCCCTGTATGTTTTTTAGTGATTCCAGTATCTACAACAAACCAATGCAAAGTAGGAGCTTTTGTATTTCCTACTACACTTTTTGAATCCTTATTTAATTTATCATACATATCCATAATAATTCGAATTGATTTTGCTTTACCAAATATTTGTTCATATCTTTCTGGTTTCATCCAATTTTCAATAAAGGTAGCATTAGCTGCTTTTAAACTATATTTTAATTGATTACCATATCCTGGCAATTTTTCTACCAATTCTACGTATAAGTCTGTTTTTGGATTTCCTATACCTTTATAATGTGGTTCACCAATTCTTTTAACATGATACTCTTTTCCTTTATGTTCAAACTCCCAGTTACCTCCAGTCCCATTAATAAAGACATTTGCGATTTGACCTTCATGGCCATGACCGCCTTTAAATGGTTCCCATACATTTGGATTTAATTTATCTTTAAGATCAACTTGAATAAAATCTACTTTTTTACCAGTTGGTTTTAAAATATCTGATAATCTAATAAAAAATTCTTTGCCTTTATAGTTTATTTTAGTAACATATGAACGACCCATTACTTTTAGGTCTTTTTCATCGCGATCAAGAATTTTAAATTTTTCGCCTTGAGATATATCGCCTACTATATTTTGGCCTAAGTCATAAAGTTTTGCATCTCTATCTGCTTCAAAATCTATATTAGGATCTTTAGCCATTTGGACGTATTTGTAAAACGCTCCTGTAGACCTTTGATAATTAGTTGTACCACCAGCTAGGCTAGCTTCGTAAATAAAATTTTTTAAGCTTTTCATAGAGTTATTATACCTTACTTTTAAGTATTTGTAAATATCTATTTATAACTTTTTGAGCTTTATCTTTTTTTATAAAACATATTGGGCGAAATTTCTCCGCCCCTGTCTACGCTGATAATCTTTTTTTCATGAAGCTTTCGGATTGTTCTTTCAGCACCTTCACGTATGCCAATTTGAAATGCTTGATATGCTGCAATTGATATAATACAACCAAGAATAACGTACTCCATTACAAAAGTACTCGTTCTACATGTGTATCAAAACCTTTTTTTCGCATTTGCTCTTCAAATATAATTGCATCTTTAAGCTGATCAAAAATATAATCAGCTTTCACTTCTTCATTTTCAGTAGCAATTACTTTAAATGAAACATCATCTTTGGTATACATATACATCCATTCTCTCCGCTAAACTTAATGGTATTGATCTGTCATATGCTCTAGGATGTCTGCCTTGTGCAATAGCAACTGAAGCTCTTGGTCCACGTCCTTGACATTTGACATAATATCTTGGAAGCTTTGTTGGTTGTGTTACAGAATAACCATTATCAAATCTATATTGAGTTAATGATTCTTTGTAAGAATTTTCTTGATTAATAACTTTAACTACTTTACGAACTGTTTCAAGTTCAAGCATATCACCTGCACTTTTTGTGTGTGCAGTCATTACATAATTTTGTGAGCCTCTCATTAGTGGAATATCCTCCTTGCACCATTCTCTATAATGAAGTCAAGTTCGACTTCACCAATGATACCAAAACCATTTTTGAATCTAATAGAATCATTAAGTAGATTCCAATCTTGGTCTTGAGTTGATTTAGCAAGAGCCAATTCAACAAGATCTAATTCAATCTCTACAGTTTGACCTGTAGCAAGATGTGTACCTATTAAACCATTAACCATGTAGCACCTCCATTTCTTCAAATCTTTTTTCGACCAATCTGTTAACCACAACATCTCTATCAGTCATAGCAACTCTCATATCGAAAGATTCACACATACCTGGTAGCATTTTACCGCCATCAAGCTCTCTAAGAATACATGAAGTATTCATTTCTAAGACATCAGCCAAGATTTGCTCTTTGACCATTTCATTTTGTAAATTTGACATATTATCTCCTTATCAATTTATAGTTATATTATACCATAGTTTGGAGTAGTTGTAAACGGTTTTTGTGAAAAAAATTGAAAAAACTTAACAGAAAAGTGTTGTTCTCAAAAAGGGGAGTATGAAACTCCCCCACGAATTGTCATAACTAAAGGTTATTATACTTCTTTTGCAATAAAAGTGTATACACCGTAAGCAAGTGCTACCCATGCAAATAGGTCGACTAAGCCACCTAAGAGTAGGTATGATAATGATAGTCCGACGATAACACCGCCGTCCCAAGATGTTCTTTCTGCCCATCTGTCCATTACCCATGCTTTTGCTGTATTTAACATATTCATATATTTCTCCTTTATACTTTAAAGTCAGCAAACGAGTCATTACTTTCTCGTTCACCAAACTTGTTTATCGGCTTATCTGGTATCATGTCAGACATAATATCTGATTGAGCCGACTCCTCTACATCATATAGCTTCATGCGGGAACGATCTACACCAACCACAAATCTCTTGTATTTGGTCGGATCGTTATAACGATTTTTCAATTGTTTTACCATTATTTGGCCAAGTTCCTCAAGTTCCTCTGTTGAAATAAGAGCAAACATAAGATCTGCCGTTGCAGGTAAACCAAATGATTCAGATGTATCCTCTAGACCGACGTCAGTATTACTGAAACCAGACCTTGTAGTCTGAGTTGCCGATACTATAGGTACATTGAATTCCACAGCCAGTCCACGAAGTTCTTCCGCGATGGCTTTAATATAGGTATAACTATTTATACTTCCACCCATGCCACGCATGCGACTTGAGGCACAAATATTTAAATAGTCAATATAGACCATATCAGGACTAAAGTTCTTTTTGAGTCGTAACTCATTAAGTAAAGCTCTGAAATGGCCTGTGTGAGCTGAGCCAGTAGGATATTCTTTTACAATAAGTTTACCTACTGATGCTTTTGCTATCTTACCAATCTTATCATCGAATACATGTTTAGATAATGATCCAAGAGATTCAATTGGCAAATTCATTAAGTTAGCATCGATTCTTTCAGCGATACGTTCTTCAGCCATTTCCATTGTAATGTACAAAACATTCTTTCCTTGATTAAGAACTGATGCTGCACAATGACACATGAACAATGACTTACCTACGCCAGTTCCGGCTAAGGCAATATTAAGTGTCTTATTAGGTAGACCACCTTTTGTTATTTTATTAAAATAATCTAAATCAAATGGTATGCGATCTTCTTTTCTATTATAAAATTCAAACCTTTCGTCTGAGTTATCAATATAATCATGACCAATTGCTTCATCAAATGATACTCCAAGAGCTTCCGAAAGTATTTCAGGTATAGCACCTTCACTTCGTTCTTTGTCTTTACCATCAATGATTTGTATAGAATCCATGATAGCATTATAGACAGCTCTCTCTTTGCACCACTTTTCTGATTCATCAAGTAGATACTCTGTATCAATATCTGATTTTTCAGCAATTTCATTTACCAATCTTGATGCATTATTTAATACATCTTCAGGAGCATTGATCTTTTTAAGCTCAAGCTCTAAGATTTTTGATGTTGGTAATTTATTGTGTTTACTTACAAAGTTGACAATAAGATCGAATACCGTTTTATGTGTACCTTCAAAATATTCATTTTTTAAATATGGTACTACTCGTCTGCAATACTCTTCGTTATTAAGAAGATGATTCAGTATGTGAGTCGGTAGTTGATTCGTCATTAGCAATTCCTATTGTTGATAAATTATTTTCTTTGGCGTATTCCAAAGAATCCGTTATTATATATTGTAGTATCGCGCCAAGATAATTTTTAAATGATTCATCTTGATCAAGTTCGTCTACACTAAAATCTCCTGGATCTTGTACTGTATAATTAAAACTAAGTGTAGCCATATCTAAGTTAGGATCTTCTTTAATACCAACTTGTCCATAAACTACCATAACACCTTTCCATGTTCCAGTTTTAAGAAGAACTCCACTGAGTGGACTATTCTCATTCTCTACAATTGAGTAGTCTTTTTCGCTTACGTTATACATTATTCTTGCACATCAATATCTAGATCAATATCAATCATTGGTCTATGTCCAATTGAATAATATGTTTTAATAAATTCTTTAAAGTCAGTGTTTTTAAAGATTGGCTCCCAGAACTTTTTAGTAAGAGTATCTTTTTC